CCGGATCGTCGGTCTGTAGACTCTTGGTGTATCCTAGGAAGTCTTGCATGTGTTCGTTGATCTCCTCAGCCTCATGCCGAATGTTGTTGAGGAAATTTGGGATATCTATACCCAGGCGGTATTTGTCCCTTTTCATGCAGAACTGCGCAAACTCCTCACGAAGCGGATGATACTTACAGTTTTCTATAATTGACAACTGTCTAAGTGCTACCGCTTTTGGGCCCCAATACTTGGGGTTCTGGTATCTTTCGAGGTATCTAAGCCTGCCCAAAGCTCGACAGGTAGAATAAACCCCGACGCATATCCCATTCTCTCTATAATCTTTGTGGTGCCATCTTCTGAGATACACGCAATCTTGGGTTGAAGCATACTGTTTATCCGGATTCATCTCTAGACCATGTGACGTGTACGCTTCGACTACATCCTCCACAGTGATTCCGGGGTAGGTGAGCACCCCATCATCGCCCAAACACTGTGAATTCGGGTTAAGTTTAGCACCTGACTTGATAGCGGCTTCATATTGTAAAGCTCTATGCGCAAGGGTCTCGTCACAGTTCGTTCCTCCCGAACCAGATCCCATGCCATGTCTACCAAATCTTACTTTTCCATAATCATATGCAAGAGGTATCATGTACTTGATTGGAAAGATGTTTGCCAACCATGAATCAGAGAGATACTCCGGAGATAAGATGTACCTTAGCGCAGAAAAGGCTACATTCTGTAAAACGGAGTTAAAATGTTGGTCAAACTTGCTGAAGTCGGTACATACGACTAAATCATTTTCCGCCTTTGTGTCGAACATGGCGGTAATGCGTCTATCAACAGATTCCATGCTAACCCATGCAGGAACCAAGTCTTTCTTTTGGGCGGCTTCAATTAATGGTTGATAGACACTCAGCTCATGGACGTTGACAGCGAATGGAAACATCCAAACCACACGCTGTTTCACCTCGTCTATGTCCTCGCCACCCTCTTGGCCACGCCAACCCAGAATAGCGCAAGCACTATAATCTGCCATATTCTCGTCAGTGTGGTAGGCCAAGTTCTGAAATACACCATTCCTAGTGATTTGTACACTACATGGAACAGTGCGATTCAACACGTCGCGCCGCTTGGTGAAATAAGGGGAACCAGAGTTGGTTGACAACTTCATGTTCTTCACAGTGACCAGCTGTGAACGCTTTCGTAGCCCACGGATGCTACGGAATTCAGACTTCAAAGCTACCAGTGCTTTGGGATCCAAATCCTGCGATGGAAGGAGAATACCATCATAGTATGATTCAATGTCACTCATTCTCTCGGCAAGAGGTTTCATGACTGACATTGGACCGACCTTCTTCGCGAGGTCCTCTTCAAAGTCCAATAAAGTCGGCCACCTGTTGCCGATCGACTTTAGCTCCTCCATCCATGCACTAAGCATTTGCTTCGTCGACTCACCACGAGCGAATGGTGTGTCATACACTTCTGGCTGACCTTCGACAACTCTGTCAAAGTAAGCCCGAAGTCCTGTATTAGGCAATTCGAAACAATGTTCAAAGTACCTACTTGTTGCGTTACCTTTAGACATTAAGGTAACCTCC